GCAGGAGCGGCTCCAGGCCGCCACCGTCGAGCAGCAGAGGGTGATGGCCCTGATGCAGGAGCAGCAAGTGCAGCAGCTGCGTCAGGTCGTCCAGGAAGGGCGGGAGAAACTCGCGCAGGCGGTTCCAGCGTGGAAGGATCCGCAGCGTTTCGAGGCCGACCGGGTGAAGCTGCGCCAGTACGCGCAGAAACTTGGTTATGCCGAGAACGAGATTTCCCAGGTCTATGATCCGCGTGCCGTCGTCGCACTCCACAAGGCGATGCGTTACGACGAGATCATGTCCAAGCGCCCGCAGCCGAACCCGCAGAACGGCCCACGGCCCATGCGTCCCGGCACGCCAACCACGGCACCGGCCCGCAAAACGTCTGAACTCACGCGGCAGAAACAGCGTCTCGCTCAAACCGGCAGCATCAAGGATGCGGCCAAACTTTTTGAGAGCTTGATCTAGGAAAGGATCAGACAATGGCTCAGCCCAGCAATCTCTTTGATCGCTATGATGCGACGAAGTCCGTTCGCGAGGATCTCTCGAACGTCATCTACAACATCTCGCCGGAAGACACGCCCTTCATGTCGTCTGTCGGACGCGAGAACGTGTCGAACACCTATTTCGAGTGGCAGACTGACGCTCTGGCATCGGCCTCGACCTCGAATGCGGTAATCGAAGGCGACGACGCCACGCTTGACGCCCAGGTTGCCACCAACCGCGTCGGCAACTACACGCAGATCAGCCGCAAGGTGATCGGCGTGTCTGGCACCGTCGAAGCCGTGGACAAGGCCGGTTTCAAGTCGGCGATGGCCTATAACCTGGCGAAGGCTTCCTCCGAGTTGAAGCGCGATATGGAGGCCCGCCTCCTGTACAACGGCGTTGCCTACATCGGCACCAACGGCGCCGCCCGCACGACCGCGGGCCTCCCGGTGTGGCTGAAGTACAACTACAACCGCGCCGGCGCGGGCACGACCCTCCCGGCCTACTCGTCCACCGACGACGGCTACCCGAACACCGCCTGGGGCTCCTCCACGGCGCGCACCTTCTCGGAAACCATCCTCAAGGATGTGATCCAGCAGGTGTGGGCTGACGGTGGCGACCCGAAGCTCTGCATGATGGGGCCGCACAACAAGAGCGTGGCTTCGACCTTCACCGGCATCGCGCAGCACCGCATCAACCAGACGAACGCGGGCGCGGGCGCACTCACCGTCATCTCGACGGTGGACGTGTACCAGAGCGATTTTGGCAAGGTGTCCTTCGTGGCGAACCGCTTCCAGCCGGAACAGTACGCCTTCGTCGTCGATCCGCAGTATGCCTCCGTGGCCTATCTGCGGAACTTCCAGACCTCGGAACTCGCGAAGTCTGGCGACAGCACCAAGAAGATGCTGCTCGTCGAGTTTGGCCTCAAGGTGAAGAGCCCCAAGGCCCACGGCATCGCGACCGACCTCGAGATGTCGTAACGAACTAGAGGCGGGGGAGCGATCCCCCGCCTATCGTGCCTGTAACAGCGCCGTGATGGCGCTCTAGTCCTTCCGAGGAAATGCATGACCAAGAAGGTACTCTCACACGATCCGGCAACCGGCATCACCCGGTTCTTTCATTTTGATGACAGCCGCGACGAGTTTGTCATCCAGACGCAGCAGGACTGCGAGCCGATCGTCGAGGCGAACAAGATTGCATACAACGACGCGCCGGATCGGTGGGGCGACATGACCCGCATTGCCTCAATCCCGGCGTCAATCTATTTCGACCTCAAGAAGAAGGGGATCGTGGACGATCCCGCCGCCTTCAAGAGGTGGCTTTCCGATCCCGACAACCGTTTCTTCCGCACGCGGGAAGGGGCTCTCTGATGCGCCTCGCTGTCTGCCTCCCCTGCCGCGATCACGTCAACACCGGCTTTGCCTATGACCTCGCGCGCTTCACCGCATATTGGTCGGCCCGGCATGTTGCCAATGGCGGCGCGCTGCATCTGTTCACCTCTGCAGGCACGCTGATCGCCGATCAACGCGAAAATCTTGTCAAGGAAGCACTCCAGGTCAACGCCGACTGGATCCTGTTCCTTGATACCGACATGCGCTTCCCGAAGGATGTCTTTGACCGCTTGGCGGCCCACAATCTCCCCATCGTCGCCTCCAACTACTCGACCCGCGGCCTGCCAGCGAAGCCCGTCGCCTTCTCCAACGCGCGCTGCGACGAGTATGTCTACACGACCGCCGACAGCAAGGGCCTCGAGGAGGTCTACGCGGTTGGCATGGGCGTGATGCTGATCAAGGCCGAGGTGTTCAAGCAGACGCCCATGCCCTGGTTCCAGATCGGCTACGCATCCGGCACCGGCCACTTTTTCGGTGAGGACATCCATTTCTGCCACAAGGCGGCGAAGCACGGTTTCAAGACGATGATTGATCACGACGTGTCGAGGGTCGTGCGCCATATCGGCACGTTTGAATACACGCTCGATCATGCGGAGGCGTGCCGCGAGGACGTTGAGGCGGAGAAGCGAAATGCCGCTTAGTACCTATTCTGAACTCAAGACCTCAATCGCCAACTGGCTGAACCGGGAAGACCTGACCAGCCAGATCCCCGATTTCATCACGTTGGCCGAGGCGCGTTTCAACCGAGAGCTTCGTGTCAACGCGATGATGCAGCGCGACTATACGGTCGCCACGCAGGATTATGTCGAACTGCCGGATGACTGGCTGCAGACGGTCACCATGATGGTGACCTCGCCCACCAACACCTACAGCGCGCTCGAATACATCAATGCGGAGCAGTACAACCACCTCCGCAATGACGGCATGACGGGCACGCCGCGTTACTACACCATCATCGACGACAACATTCTCCTCCTGCCGTGGCCCAACTCCAACACCACGGTCGAGGTCGTCTACTATGGCAAGATCCCGGCGCTGTCGGACAGCAACACGTCGAACTGGCTCCTGGCCCGTTCGCCTGACCTCTATCTCCACGCCTCGCTGATCCAGGCCGAGGCCTACCTTCAGAACGACGAGCGCATCCCGCTGTGGGCCGCCAGCGTCGAGAAAACCATTGCCGACATGAACCTCGAGAGCGAGCGCGCCAAGCGCCCGCAGGGGGCCTTGCAGGCAAGAAAACGCACTTTCGGATGAGGTGACCTATGGCTGTGCAGCTTTCGACCACTGTGAGGAATGCCCGTCTCGACGCGATCGAGACGGCAATCGGCACCTCTGCGGTGCTGAAGATCAGGACCGGGGCGCCCCCGGCCAACTGCGGCACGGCCGACAGCGGCACGGTGCTGGCGACGATGAGCCTGCCCTCCGACTGGATGGCGGCGGCGTCGTCGGGCTCCAAGGCCAAGAGCGGCACCTGGGAAGATGCTTCGGCTGACGCCGCAGGCACGGCGGCCCATTTCCGCGTCTATGCCTCGGACGGCACGACGTGCCATCTGCAGGGCACGGTGACGGCCACGGGGGGCGGCGGCGACATGACCCTCGACAACGTGTCGATCGGCGCGGGCCAGGCGGTGACCATCACCGGCTTCACGCTGACGGACGGCAACGCCTGACGCCATGCCCAGCGGCGCCCTTGCCATAACGCTCGACAACGTCACGACCCGCCTCGGGTACGGGACGGGCGGCTATGGCGTGGGCGTCTACGGCTACGGGGCGGCGGTGGCTGCGGGCACGGTCAGGGTGGCGGGCGTCACGGCGGTGACCTTCGACGCCCTGACCGCGTCAGCGGCCGGCACGGTGCGGGTGGCGGGCACGCTCGCCAAGACCCTTGACGCAGCCACTCTTGCCGCTCCCGGCACGGTTCTGGTGGTGGGCGAGCTGTCCAAGACCTTGGCCGACGCCAGCCTCGCGGCGGCGGGCCGGGTGGCGGTGCTGGGCGACCTAGCGGCCACGCTGGGCGACCTGTCGCTGGCAGCGGATGGCATCATCTCGACGAGCGCGCAGCTGGCGGTGACGCTGGATGCCGCCACGCTTGCTGCGGATGGCATCGTGGCGACCCTCGCTAGGGCCGACATCCTGCTCGACGCGGCGGTCGTCACGGCTGCCGGCACGGTGCTGGTGAGTGGCGACGTGGATGCCGTCCTCGACGCTCTGGAAGCCTCCGGGGTGGGCATAGTGCGGGGGTGGCTGCCTTCCAATCCGTCCGAAACTGATGTATGGTTGCCGTTGGCAGCTGGAGGGTCGTCTTGGACCCCCGCCGGGGCAACCGCATCAACCTGGACCCCCATAGTCCCAACATGATGATGCGGTGAAGAGATGCCCGATACCACAACCACAAATCTGAGCTTGACGAAGCCCGAGGTCGGCGCCTCGAGCGACACCTGGGGCACGAAGATCAATGCCGACCTCGACACGATCGACGGGCTGTTCGACGCTGGCCCTGTCCTCAAGGTGGCGAAGGGCGGCACGGGGGCGGCGACGGCGGGTGATGCCCGCACGGCGCTGTCGGCGGCTAAGTCGGGTGCAAACACCGACCTGACCTCGGTCTACCTCGACAACACCGGCTTGAAACTCAAGGACACGAATGCGTCGCACGGCCTGATCATCGCGCCGGGCTCTGATCTGTCGGCCGACCGCACGCTGACGGTGACGACGGGAGACGTGGCGCGCACGCTGACGATCAGCGGCAACGCGACGGTGTCGCAGGACTACTCGACGACCGGCAACCCGCAGTTCGCCACCATTGAGCTGGGGGCGGCGAGTGACACCACGATTTCGAGGGCGTCAGCTGGCATCATCGCGGTCGAGGGCCAGAGCATCGGGCCGAACCTCGGCCAGCAGACGATCTGGGTGCCTGCGGGCGCGATGACGGCGCGCACCACCAATGGTGCGGGCTCTGGCTCTGTCGAAACCTCCACCAACAAGGTGATGCTGCGCTCGCTGGATTTCGACACCACCACGCAGGAGTTTGCCCAGTTCGCCATCCAGATGCCGAAAGGCTGGAATGAAAGCACGCTGATCTGTCAGTTTGTGTGGTCGCATCCGGCAACGACCACTAACTTTGGCGTCGTGTGGGCCATTGAGGCGGTGGCTTTTGCCAACGACGATGCAGCCGACACCGCGTTCGGCACGGCGGTCCAGGTGGCCGACACTGGCGGCACGACCAATGACATCTACATCAGCGACGAGACGGGCGCGCTCACGGTTGCCGGAACTCCGGGTGCGGAGGAGTGGGTGGTGTTCCAGGTGAAGCGCGTGCCGTCTGACGGCTCCGATACGATGGCCGTAGATGCGCGCCTGCACGGCGTGAAAATCCATTACACCATCGACGCCGCGAAGGATGACTGAGGATGCTTGAGGTCAGCCAGTTGATCGGTTTTGGGGCGGGGGGCGCCGAAAACACCATCCAGTTTGTCGGAGCAAATCAACGCACCACTGCCGGGGTGTTGTCCCTCACAGCGCTGACCGGAGGCATCGATACGGCTGCGCGGGCAGGTGATCTGGTCATTGTTGCTATTGGCGATGATGGATCGTCCAATCAAGACCTGACAATTTCAACGCCAAGCGGTTACGCTGAACTGGCCGATCTTTATGCAAACGACAGTGGTCCTGACCCGGAACTCGGTGTCTTCTGGAAACTGATGGGCGGCACGCCGGACACGTCAGTGACTATTCCTTCCTACACGGGTCCAAGTGCGATTGCATATGTCCTGCGCGGCGTGAACCAAAGCACGCCCATTGACGCCACAACGGTTCCAGCTACCGGCATCGACGGAACAGCGATTGATCCGGGGGCCATCACGACCGTGACGCCAAATGCTCTCGTGGTTGCGATCATGTGTGCGACATCCGACACGGATGGCGTCACGGTTACACCGCCAACTGGATACACGAACCTGTCGAACATCCCGAGCGGCACTCCCAATCAAAACTTGGCGGTGGCTTCAAAAACAGTTCCGTCACCCGGCGTAGAAAACCCAGACGCATTTACCGGACTGGTTGTCAGTGGGTCTCGCGCATGGTGCGCCGCCACCGTCGCGATCCGGCCCGCATAGAGAGGGAACACGATGAACGAATACGCACTCCTGATCAGCGGCACCTTCAAGGAAATCCGCCTCTACCCCGAGAAGCCGGAAGACATCCCGCACAAAGGTGTTTCGTGGCACGATGTCGTGCGCGAGTACGGCGAGCCGTTCACCGGCTTGGTCAATGGCGTGTGGACGATCCGCACGGTAGACCCGGCCACGCTGCCGCCGCGCGTACCTGAAAGCATCACCCGTCGCCAATGTGCCCTTCAGCTTCTTGCCAAGAACGACATCACGGCGCAGGAAGCCCTCAACATGACGAAGACGGCGGAGGTACCGTTCCCGATTGCATTCATGTTTGACACGCAAGTTGCCCAAGGAAACTGGACTGCGGATGATCGCGTTCGTGCTGAAATAGATTTTGCGGCGACACATTACTACCGGAACAATTCTCTGCTGGACCTGATGGGACTTACACCAGCAGAGATTGACGACTTCTTCATCGCAGCCGCTCAACTCTAGGGGACGCGCATGACCTATCTTCCGCTCCAGCTTCCGCCGGGTATCGTGAGGGGTGCGAACCCTGACGACGCGCCCGGCCGCTGGTATGACGGAAGCCTCGTTAGGTGGCGCGAGGGCGTCATGGAGCCGGTGGGCGGCTGGTCGCGGATGACATCGTCACCACTCGCCTCGACGCCGCGCAAGATCCATCGCTGGCGCCGCAACAACGTGCCCAACGTCTCGGTGCTGGTTGGCACGGACGAAGAGCTTTATTCCGAGTACGGAGGCACCTGGACCGATGTCGCGCCCTCCGATCTCGTCGATCTGAACGATGCGGCGGCGGGGGGCGGCTACGGCACTGGAACCTACGGCTCCAGCACCTACGGTACGCCGCGCTCGGGCAGCACGACGCTGACGCCGACGCGGCCCATCTGGTCCTTTGCCAACTGGGGCGAGGACGTGCTGGCCGTATGCTCGCCCGATGGCCGGCTCCTGTATTTTGATGGCTCCGCGCCGACAGTCGATTGCGTGCCGGTGGGCGTGTACGCCATTGCCAGCATCAGCCGCACCAGCAACGTGACGACCGTCGTCACCGCCACGGCGCACAACCTCACGACCAGCGACACGGTGCAGATCAGCGGCGTCACCGACAACACCTTCGACGCACCGACCGCCACGGTGACGGTCACAGATGCCACCACCTTCACCTACCCGAACACCGGCAGCGACGGCTCCTCGAGCGGCGGCACGGTGCGCGACCGCAGTGTTCCGATTGCCAACCGCGCCGTCATCGTCACGCCGGAACGCCACGCCCTGGTGCTGCAGCCCGATGGCGAGACGCGCCGGATCGGCTGGTCAAGCCGCGAGGATTACACCGACTGGAACTTCGCCTCGACTACCAACACGGCCGGCTTCCTTGATCTGCAGTCCGAGACGCCGCTCATCCAGGCGGAGGCGGTGCGCGAGGGCACGCTGATCTGGTCCGTCAACCGCGCCTTCCTTCTGCGCTATGTCGGCCTTCCCTTCATCTACGGTTCCGACGATCTCGGCACGACGCGCCTCTATTCGCCCAATGCCTTTGCCGAGTTCGACGGGCGCTGCGTGTGGATGGATAGCTCCGGGTTTATGATCTACGAAGGCGGCAGCATGAAGCCGCTTGAGTGCCCGATGACGGATTATATCTTCTCCGACATCGATCCCCTCTACGGCCCGCGCGTGTCGCATGCTTCGGTCAACGGCAAGTTTGACGAGGTGTGGTTCTTCTACCCGAGCAACGGCTCCTCCGAGTGCGACCGCTACGTCATCTGGAACTGGTCCGAGAACTGGTGGAGCATGGGCACGCTGGCGCGGTCGGCTGCCGCCCCTGCGGGTGTAGGCGATTACCCTGTCATGGCGGGCACGGACGGCCACATCTATCAGCATGAGGACGGCTGGACCTACGACGGCTTCAACTGCGCCAACAATGTCTTCATCGCATCGGGCACCATCAATCTGCCTGACGCCGAGCGCAGCCTCAACATCACGCAGCTGGTGCCGTCGAACGGCGGCAACTACGATCTCACGAAATACACGCTCTTCACCCGCATGACGCCGAACGGTTCGGAGCGTCAGTTCGGGCCGTACTATTCCCGCAGTGACGGGTATGTGGACGTTCGCGCTACAGGGCGCGATGTCCGCATCCGCATCTGCGCCAACGATGCCGGCGACTGGTCGATCGGTCGCCTTCGCATGAAGATCGCGGCGGGGGGCAGGCGATGAACATTCTGCTCCCCAATCCCGGCTCCCCGATGGGGGTCATATTGGACACGATCCGCAGGGCACTGATCCCCGCCGTCAGCCAGGACGAGGCTGCGGCGCGCATCTTGCTCAGATCACCCAATGGAACGATTTACAGCGTCACGGTTGACGACGCTGGTGTCATTTCCACGGCGGTGATCGATGGCAAAACTCGGCCCTGATGAACTCCTGCGACGGCTGAAGAAGGCGCTGAAGGTTGGCGGCGGCACACACACGCCTGCCGACATCGCGGCGCTCATTGAGCAGGGCAAGATGCAGGCCTGGGTGAACGGCGACAGCCTCGTCGTCACCGAGATCGCCAACTACCCGCAAGTGTCTGCCGTCAACATCGTGATCGCAGTCGGCTCGCTCTCCGAGGTGATGGCAATGCAGCCACTCATCGAGGAGTTCGGGCGCCATCATGGATGCGCCGTCATGCGGATGCAGGGCCGCAGGGGCTGGGAGCGCGTGCTGCCACATCACGGGTGGAAGGCGAACCCGACAGTCGTATTCGAAAGGACGTTGCACTAATGGGCAAATCATCTGGATCGCAGACCTCCACGGTCAGGAACGTCACGACGCTGCCGGCATGGTATGAGAGCGCCGCGCAGGGTGCGATTTCTGAAGCCAACACGGCGGCAAACAACCTCGCGCAGCCGTACCGCGGCAACACGGTTGCGGGGCTCGACCCGCTCCAGCAGCAGGCCATCAACCTGACGGGCCAGAACATCGGCGCCACCAACCCGGCCTTTCAGCAGGCGGGGCAGACGGCGGGCCAGGTGGCGGGCTACACGCCGCAGAACTTCCTGTCGGGCGATCTCAGCGGCTACATGAACCCGTACCTCGAGAACGTCGAGCAGGCGGCGCTCGGCAACATGGATCAAGCCTACAAGCAGACGCTCAACACCATCGGCGACCGCGCCATCAATGCGGGCGCCTTCGGCGGCTCGCGGCAGGGTGTGGCGGAGGGTGTAGCGGCGGCGGAGAACGCCCGCCAGATGGGCGACCTGTCGGCGCAGATCCGCGCTCAGGGCTTCGGTCAGGCCGCCGGCATGATGCAGTCCGACATGGACCGGGCCATGCAGGGCCAGCAGCTGAACCTCCAGGGTGCGGGCGTGCAGGGCGACCTCGCCAACGCCCAGCAGAACGCCTATCTGCAGAGCATCCAGGCGGCCATGTCGGCAGGCCAGATCAATCAGGCGCAGGCGCAGGCGCTGATCGACCAGACGGTCAGCCAGTACGACGCCATGCGAAACGTGCCCCTCGAGCAGCTCAACATCCGCCTGGCGGCGCTGGGCGGCACACAGGTGCCGATAAGTTCGACGCAGACGAGCCGCACGCCGACGACGGGCAACCCCTTCGTGGGCGGCCTTGGTGGCGCAATGTCAGGCGCGCAGCTGGGCAGCATGTTCGGCCCGATCGGCACAGGCATCGGCGCCATTGGCGGCGGCCTCCTGGGCTTCCTCTCCGACGAGCGGTCGAAGACCAACATCGAGCCCCTCGGCATGGACCCCGGCAGCGGCATGCCGATGTACGCCTACGATTACAAGTCCGATGTCGAGAACGCCATGCAGACGGGCGCCCCCATGCCGCCCAAGCGCGTCGGCCCGATGGCGCAGGACATGCCCGACGACATGGTGGACGAGATCGGCGGCATGAAGGTCGTTCGCAACTTCGGCTTCGGAGGCTTCTGACATGCAGCTGACGCCACAACAGCGCGACCTCCTGATCCGCACCATCATCGGCGAGGCGGCGGCCGAGCCCTTCGTGGGCCAGCAGGCGGTCGCCAATGTGGTGCTGAACCGCCTCAACTCGGGCCGCTACGGCGACAGCCTCGAGGACGTGATCCTGGCGCCGAAGCAGTTCGAGCCGTGGAGCACGCGGCGCGAGGAACTCCTCGCCATCCCGCAGACGGCCTCGACCTACCGCACCGCCGACATGGCGGTGGAGGCGGCGCTGCAGGATGACCCGACCGGCGGCGCGCTGAACTTCTACGCGCCCGACGTGATGGAGGGTCGCGGCGGTGAACCGTCGTGGGCAGAGAACATGCGGAAGAACGGAACGGCGCGCCGGATACACGGTCACATCTTCGGCCAGGCTGACGGCCCCGGCACGGCCCGCGAGGACCGCGGCACGGCGTGGAACTCGGGCTATGGCGAGGCCGCCCCGGCCGGGCTCCTCGACGCCGAAGCCTCCCCCGGCCTCCCCTCGGAACCCGACTGGGATGCGCTGAAGACGATGGGCACCGGAATGATGAAGAAGGCGATGGCGGAAGACGAGGAGCATTTTCTGCCCCCGCCTCTCCAGCATCAGGTGCTGCAGCCGCTGCGTCGCGTGACACTGAAAGGATTACTCGGATGAGCTTCTTCGACACGCTGAAGAACCTGGGCCTCTGGCAGCCGCAGCAGGGTGCCGAGCAGCCGAACCCCTACGGCCTCGACCCGGCGGTGATGAGCCAGGCCCGCATGTCGGCGCTCGGCAACATCGGCGGCCAGCTGCTCGCCATGTCGCAGCAGATGACGCCTGACCAGCGGGCCAGGATGATGGCGAATGCCGACTGGACGGGTGGGTATCAGGGCAACCTGATGAATGCCGCGCAGATGCAGTTGATGGGGCAGGCGCAGAAGGACAAGGCCCTCGAGCGCGAGCGGATGAACAATGCGCGCCGCATGATTGCCGACAGGATCAAGGGCATGCAGCCGGGACGTGCGCGGGACGCGGCCATGTATTTCTTTGAGGCGAACGACCTCGGCAAGGCCGGCGAAATCCTCTTCACGCAGAACCGCGTGTTCGACCCCATGACGGGCCAAAACATGCTGGTGGATTACTTCGGAACCCCTGTCGGCGGTGCGCCTCCCACTGCTCCGATGGGTGGGGGCGGTGGCGCGGCGGCGGCTGGTGCCGCCGCTCCTGGCTCATCCCCGGCACCCGGCCCCTCTCCAATCCCGGCACCCGACAGCACGGGCGTCGTGGCGGAACAGCCCGTCGATCAGTTGACGACCAACTGGCGGCGCCTGCTGCAGGATCCGACGCTTACGCCGACCGAGGCGCGCATCATCGCCAGCCAGGGCAGCCAGAAGGGAGCCTATGACAAGTATGCGGAGATCGTGAAGAACCGGGCCGACGCGCAGAACCAGACGCGCATCGCCACCAAGGACCAAGCCGACATGGCGAATGCCATTGTGGACGATCGCCGCGCACAAATTGAGGAGCCTGCGAAAGTCGTCCAGTTCGCGCAGAGCATCGAGGACACGCTGTCGTCGGGGAGCCCGACTGCCATGCGCGCCCTCGCAACTCAGGTGCTCTTTGCCAAGGTTCTCGACCCCGGCTCCGCGTTTATGACGGGTGAGGCCGACTTGCAGCAGAAGGCGGCATCTTGGACGCAGCGCGCAACGCAGTATCTGCAGGGCACGACGGAGGGTACGCCTCTCCCCCGTGAACTCGTCCTCGAGATGCGCGACATCGCCCGCCAGCTTGGCAAACGCGCCCTGCAGAAGATGGACACTATCGACAAGCAGACGAAGACCCGCGCGGGCTCATTCGGCATTACCGACCAAATGCTCGGCAATCCCTTCGAGCTTCGCTGGAACAGGTTCGCGGACCCGGTCGTCAGCGAAAGCGGCACCGGCATGCGCGAGCCACGCGCGCAGGCACTGGACGATCTTGACAGGTACGGGGGCTGAAAATGGCTGACATCGGTAAAATCCAGAGGGCCATTGCCAACGCCCAGGCGGCGGGTGACACGGCAGCCGTGGGGCGCCTGCAGCAGCTCCTCGCCGAAGAGCAGGCCCGCGGCACGCCGCAGACGCAGTCAGGCCGCAGCTGGGGCGACGTGGCAGGGCAGGCGATTATGAACCTGCCTTCAAGTGGCGCCAAGTATGTCTCCGACCTGACATCTGTGGTGACTGATCCACTCGGCACGCTGCAAGCCGTTGGCGACCTCGGCGCAGGTACGTTGCGCGCGGGAGCACAAGCGGTTTTGCCTGAGACGGCGTTCAATTTCCTCGACAGTCTCGGCAACCCGGAGGACGTGAAGCGCGCTGCTGCCACGGCGTCGGCTGTCGGCAACATGTACGCCGACCGCTACGGCAGCATGGAAGGCTTCAAGAAGGCGCTGGCCGAAGATCCGGTTGGCGTGGCTGCTGATCTGTCGCTTCCAGTTACTGGTGCTGGCGGTGTCGCCGCCAAAGCCCCCGGCATCTCAGGGCGCGTCGGGCGAACGGTTGCGGCAGTCGGCAGGAACATGGACCCGGTAACGGCCGCCAGCAATGTCGCATCGCGGAGCGGGGCGGGTGTGAGAGCCGTCGTGGGAACCATGACCGGCACGGGCGACGAGCCCTTGCGGGAAGGATACAACGCTGCGCGGGCTGGCGGCGCCAGAGGGCAGGCATTCTACGACAACATGCGAGGCGACGTTCCGCAGCGCACTGTCGTGACAGAAGCTATGGACGCACTCGACAACATCAAGGAAACCCGTGGGCGAAATTACCGGGCCAACATGGCGAGCACTAGGGCATCGACCGCTCCTGTCGATCTGATGGGAGTTGCACAGACGCTCCGCACAACGCTTGACGACATGCAAGTGGCTGGAAACTGGACTGGCGGCCCGGTATCGCGGCGCACCGCGCAGATGGTGGTCAATGACTTGGTCAATTGGGCAGGAACGCGCGCAGGCCAGACGCCTGGCGGTCTTGATGGCCTTAAAAAGCGTATTAGCAATTACGTCGTGACGCCAGGGCCGGGCGTGAGCACTGATCGCCTGCAGGCCAACCGAATTGCGGAAATTGTCGTGAAGGCTCTTGACGCCGAAATCCGGCGAGCAGACCCGAACTATGCAAACACCATGAGGCAATATGCGGAGGCTTCTGACCTTATCCGCGAACTGCAGACGGCGCTGTCTCTGAACGACAAAGCCTCGACGGACACAACGCTCCGCAAGCTGCAGAGCACGATGCGGAACAATGTGCAGACCAATTACGGCGAGCGGATCAATCTTGCGCGCGAACTGGAAGCGGCAGGCGCAGACACCCTAATGCCCGCACTGGCGGGGCAGGCGCTTAATCAATTGGCGCCGCGCGGTCTGGCGCGCGTCGGTGCTCCGACAGCTGCAGGCATGGCGGCACTTGGCGGCTACATGACAAACCCAGCCATGATGGCGGCCCTTATCCCTGCAGGCATAGGAGCCGTTATGTCGTCTCCCCGCCTCATGGGTGAGGTCGCGGGTCTTCTTGGAACTGGGGCGCGGCAAGCCGACCGGCTCACAAACGCAATGCCGCAATCGGTCAGGAGTGCCGCCAAAGCTTCGACGGGCCGCCCCGCGCGTTTCGCGGCGCAGGAGGCGGGCGGCATCGCCAACGAGGCGGAGGCCATGCTCGAGGACGCAGAGGGCAACGTCTACGACCGCAAGGGCCGGCTGATCCGGCGCGAAACCAGTGAGGTGAGGCAATGACGCCTGGAGAGCAGATCGAGCTTGCTGAGAGGGTTGTGCGGTTGGAGACGAAGCTCGATTTTCTCATCGCGCAGTTGGAGAGGCTGCCGCCGAGCCCGACGTGCGTCACGCGGCACACGGATTTCGAGAACCGGCTCCTGTCGCTCGAGGCGTGGCTCAACAAGGTCATCGGCGCGCTGCTCATCCTCAACATCGTCTTCATCGTCGTGATCGACAAGATCAAGGCGTGGATCTGGCCTGGACCATGAGAGGTACTTCATGAAAGCCTTCTTCGACAGCCTGCGCGACAGCTTCGGCCCGTTGAAACAGAACCAGGTGGCGGGCATTGAGCTGCTGCTGCAGGCGACCGACAAGCTGCCGATCCGGCACCGCGCCTACATCCTGGCGACGGCGTGGCACGAAACTGGCCCCGCCTCGTCCAACCTCCACATGACACCCCGCCGCGAGATATGGGGGCCGACTGCGGCGCAGACCCGCTACGAAGGCCGGACCGACCTCGGCAACACTCAGGCGGGTGACGGCAAGCGGTACATGGGCCGCGGCTATGTCCAGATCACCGGACGGGCCAACTATCATCGGGCCAGCAACATTGTCGGCAAGGATCTCGTCGCCAACCCCGACCTCGCCCTCGACGCGGAAATCGCTGCCCGCATCATCGTCCACGGAATGACGGTGGGCTGGTTCACCGGCCGGAAGATGGGTGACTTTGATAGCTATGTGAACATGCGGCGGGTGGTGAACGGCACCGACAAGGCCGACCTGATCGCGTCCTATGCCGAGGATTTCGAGATGGCCCTCAAGGCGCTGCCAGCGAAGCCCGTCGAGCCCGCCCCGGCACCAATCCCGCCCCCCGCCCCGGAAACGCCGCCAGCGGCCCCTGAGACGCCCGCCCAGAGCCTCGCCAAGTGGATCATGGCGGCGGTCGGCGTGGCACTGGCTGCCCTCATGGGCTGGATGATGAAAGGATAGGACATGAAGCTCGTCGAAGACTGGAAACAGGCCTGGCGCTGGTTCTCAATCCAAGCCCTGGCCCTCGTTGCCCTCCTGCCGGTGGTGTGGCCGCAGCTGCCGCCCCAGGTGACCGCGTGGGTGCCGGAAGAATGGCGTCCGTGGATTGTGGTCCTGATTGCCGTGGGCGGCATCGCCGGGCGGCTGATCGACCAGAACAAGGCCGCGGCGTGATCCCCCTCGCCCTCGACCTCTGGCACGCCGCCATCGTGCTGATCGGCGCGCTGGTGGCGTTGGTGGTCAACCCCCACTGGGAGGGCGAGGAGTGATTGCGGGCGTCATCGCCAAGCTGCTGACCGGCGGCATACTCGACAAGCTGCTCGACGCCTACAAGCTGTTCCAGGAAGGCAAAATCAGCGAGGCGGAGTTCCGGTCGCGGGTCCAGATCGCGGCGGAGGAGACGGCGGCAGAGACGGCCAAGGCCACGCATGACAGTCTTGGCAAGTCAGCCATCCTGCAGCGCGCGTGGGCGTCTGTGCTGTTCCTGCAGGCGGCGGTGCTGGTTTGGTATCAGGTGGGTGCGTCGGCCTTTCAGCTCATCACCGGGGTGGCGTGGCCCTCACCCGGCATCAGTCTCGAATGGGCCTATCTACTCGTCGCCGCGATGATCGGGGCTGGCCCGCTCGTCATGCGGAGGTAGGGGCTACTCCATAGCTCTGATGGCGGCTGCGATGTCGCGGGCCGCTTCATTCCGCCCAGCGTTCGCAAAGTCTGACGGCGCGCTTCCTGTGTCTTCACAATAGCCGCCTTCATTATCCGCCACCCTCGCACACTCCTCTTTGATCGCTACCCGCGCTACGGATAAGGCGGCGCGAGCGATATGGGCAACGCGTCGCCACTCAGAGGCGGCATCAGCCTCAAAAGCATCCTCAAGAAGGATGTCTGCGATTGCCCGCGCCACCTTCTCCACAAGCTCATCGTCTTTGCCGGGATCACTCCCCATCGGTGTTATCCTTGAGGGGGAGGACGAGGGCGGCGCGGGCGGCATCAAACTCAACGGTCTTGCGATCCGCGACACGGATCACACCACGAAGCGCCGCCCGCAGCCGCTCCACCTCCGCACGGAGGCGATCCAGTTCCTTCGCCGCCTCGCGCAGAGCGATGGTCATGTTCTGCGGCGCGTGCTGGTCCTCGAACTGCTGGGCGTACATCAGGAGCAGTTTACTGAGTGAGTGCATTACCGGCATCTGTTCTGATGTTGTCATACTCGATCCTCTGGGTGCGTCCATATCTTCTCCCACGTTGTACCTTGCGGGCGGTCTGCTACGATGTCCACGCAACCGGCTAAAACGTAAGCGCAAAGTAGACCTATTGCCACCCACGATATGATCCGCGCACTTTCATTGTCTATTTGCATCTGCATCTCCTTTTGCCGCTTTTGTTCGTGTACCAGACGGGCTCCTGGCCATGTTGTAGAAATTGCTTTCCGCCTTCTCCAACGCCGCCCGCAGCCGCTCCACCTCCGCCTTGAGGCGGGCGATCTCCGCCTGCATCTCGGTGTACTCCTTGCCGGTGATGATCATGCTGGTCTGGATGTGGGGCTCAGTCATCGGGGGTGTCCTGTTGCCTCAAGGTTTGACAATTGGTCACGCAAGCTATTGAATTTCTATGTGTGAACGGATGCGATACAGATTGTCAAACCTCTTGGAAATCGTTGACTGATGCCTATCCGTCGTCTTTCCGCAGATGGCGCTTTTCGCGTTGTTTTAATTTGATAATCTGCCAAGATTGTCAAACCTTGCGGGGGAGGTTTGACAATGGAAGCCGCGAAATCGCCTCCCGTGCCATCGGTTCCTGCTGCGCCTCGTCGGCGTACCGCTGCACCTCGGCCAGCGTCCGGTGCCCCGTCACGGCCATGATCTGCAGCGCCGAACACCCGGCCTCCGCCAGCCGCCTCACTGCCGCCTTCCGCAGCCCGTGCAGGACGCAGCGACCGGGCAGACCGGCTTTGGAGATCGCCTCCGCCATGAAGCCGCCGAAGCCGTGGATGGACGTGCCATGCCCCTTGGCATTGGCGAGGATGGCGATGTGATTGCGGGGCCAGGCCTCCAGCGCCTGCTTCAGCGCCGGATGCACCGGCACCAGCAGCTCCACGCCCGTCTTCATCTGCTTCACCCGGATTGTGCCGGCGGCGGCATCGTAATCGGCCCACGTCATCCGCGCCACGTCTGAGCGGCGTTGTCCGGTGTAGAGCGCCAAGGCGTAGGCCGTCCGCTGCCGGGTGCCGAGCGGCCAGCGTTCCTCAAAGGCCTGCAACTCGGCGTCCGTCCAGGTGTGGATCGAACCCTCCCGGTAGAACGGGATGCCTTGCGTCACATCGTGGCGGATCTGGTCGTGGGCGATAGCGTGCTTGATCAGCATGCGAATGCGGCTCAACAGATTGTTCGCTGCGGCGGGCGTCTCGTGCATGTCCGCGAGGATAGCCTCGACGTGTTTCCGCTTCATGCCTGCAACAGAACGGTGGCCGTGCTTCTCCGCGAACCGCTCCATGATGGATCGCGTCACCGCCTGCGAGGATGGCTTGGTGCGCCGGAACTGAATGGACTGCAGATAGTCCAGAACCAGCTTGCCGAAGGTTCCGGCCTCTGGGGCCTTTCTGGTGGCGACCGGAGGCGGTTCATTGGCAAGGGCGGCATGATACGCCGCCAGGAACTCTGGGCTTCCTACAGCCCCCGGCAGCGCCACGCGCGGGCACCCGGCGCGGCGGAAATAGTATCGCTCCCGACCGTGGCGGTCGGTGAACACCTGGACATAGCGCAGCGGCACTCTCAGCCCACGTCGGCCCATGTCTCGTCCTCCTGATCCTCCCCGTCCCGAGGTAGAACCTTGAACGCCGCGCGGATTTCGTCAACATCCCATATGCGGCGGCTCCCGAGCTGGCGGGGGCGGGGCATCCGGCCCTCCCGCACCAGCCCGTCAAAGGTCGTGGCGCTGACGCCGATGGCTGCCGCCGCCTGCAGGCGGTCGAGGCCGAAAACGATCGGCAGCTGGGCGGCGATTTCGGCGCGTCGGGGCATGGCTACACCAGCACTCCTTGACCAGCCGCCCGCATCTCGCGGACGAGAGCGATGATCTCGGCGTCGGTCACTGCAACACCTGACCCATGCGGGAGAAGGCGCGCTGCGCGACAGGGGACAGGCGCACCAGCTTCTGCCGGCGGTCGCCAATGCAAGTCCTGACTTTAATCCAGCCCGCCTGCTTGAGGTCGGCGAGATATTTGTAGACCGTGGGCGGCGTGCCGACGCCCGACTGCGCGACAACATTGCCGACGTTCAGCACGCGGCCCTCGACCTCGGCGATGCCGATGAACTCCAGGATGGCGCGGGCCGGGTGGTCCAGCTGGTCGAGGTTGTGTTTTCTCTCGACCTTGCGGATAGCGGCGAGCGTCTCGAAATAATGGTGGTGCAGCATCAATACTTCCCTTTCGTTGAGCCCCAATGCTGCCGCCCATAGGGCTGCTCAGGGCCGGTGTGTGTGAGGCCGGAATAGTGTTCCGGGTTGAACATCCACGACGGCCAGACCTTCACGTCGGGCCAGTCGCGGGCCTCGTAGGTGGACTGCATGAGAAGGTTGCCGACGCAGCGCCACGGCTCGCCGGCCGACGCCTCGCTGACCTTCCCGATCATCGCCTCGAGGAAGGCGGCGCCGGGCTTGGCGGCGTAGACCGGGGTGATGAGGCCGGGGGCAGCCTTCTCGTTCTCGTAGACGGCCCAGGCGTCGATGCCGGGCTCGTCGAACAGCTCGTCGATCGGCCGCAGGCATTCACAATCCGCCCCTGGCATGAATCCGCCGCGCTGGGCGAGGATCTCATACCGGATGACGTCGGCCACGCCGCGCCACTCGCCTTGATCGGCGTAGGCGTTGACGAGGCGCTGGTTGCGCCACTTGAGCCGGAAGACGACCTCATCATCCCAGATCATGTAACGCCAGGCGGGGTGTTTCTGCGGCCACGTCTCCATCCAGTGCCGCGGCGCCGGGCGGGGGCCGACCCAGATGTGGTGGATGATCTTCGGGGTCACTTGCCTCTCCACACAAGATAGGCAGCAGCGGCGGCGCTCATCCAAAGCTTCCCGACGACCTGACCCGCCAGATAGTCGAGGCTGCCGAATGCGATGAGGAGAAACACGGCGCTGTCGGCAAGCGCACCGACTGCGCCCGACAGCATCACCGCCAAGGCGAGGCTGCGCCTACGGAGCGGCGTGTAGACTGCGAGGTCAAGGCTCTCCGCAATAAGAAAGGCCGCAGCAGACGCCAGCACTAGGGCGGGGGGTGCAATGGCGGCAGACAGGATGACGCCCGCCGCAATGGCGGAAATCGCCCAGCGCATGCCGAGCTGCTGCTGCACGGCATCGCGCAACACTAGAGCGAGGCCGATCATCAGGACGCCCGAAGGTGCCATCAAGCCGGGAGCAACAGGGATCAGGCAAGGCCCGTTCGGGATGCACGTCGTCCCCACATTTCCGATCAGCCAGTTGGCGATCGGGATGGTGGCGAGGAATGCGACAAAAACCAGATATCTCATGCAATCAATTCCATCTGTTCGGGGGCGAATTTCCAGCGCGCCGGGCACTGCACGGCGTCCCACCGTTCGCGCATTGATTTCGGCGTGTTCTGTGGGCGGTTGTGATTGCGGGCGATGTCGGTGCTATCAACCGATGCAAACGGCCAACGCTCGCCGCTGCACGCCATGCCCCGCAGCATGTGGACCCACGGCGTGCGGCGGTGTTTTGCGGCGATTGCGTTCCAAGCCTCGTCCATGCGCCGACGCCAAGGCTCAGAGAGCGGGACGGCATACTGCGCGCTCGAGCCCATGCACACCTTCGGCCATTGCTCGAGGAGCCGCAGCAAGCGGTCGATGCTTTCATGCAGGTGCCAGACTGGCGCACCGCGCAGCCCATGCGGCCACTGAGCGATCAAGGCATCCTGCTCGTCTTCGCCCGCCTCAACGACATCGGGGATAATGGCCCAGGTTGTCGGAGCGTCGAGCCATTCGTCGGTCCATTTGTAATAGCCATTCCAATCGGGCACGGCACCGCGCCGCCACACGGAGAAGGCGCCATTGTCGAGCATCACCGACTGGCCGATCTCATGGCAGCGGCGCACGTCACCGGGCGCCATGTACGACACGCAGAAATGCGCGCCTGCGAGCTCATAGAGCCGCGCCACAGGCGTGATCGGTGTGCCGTGATAATGGATCACCTCTGACACCTGTACCGTAACCTGCCGTCGCGCTTGAACCAGATCACCTTCTTGCCGCCGCACCGCTGCTTCTTGGCGGCGGTCTTGATCGGCGGCACGGGCGCCGCAGCTGCGGGCTCGTTCGCCTCCTGCGCCGCCTTGAACGGGTTGGCGACCGGCTCCTTGATCACGACGGCGCACGGCACCTTGCTCGCCAGCGTCACCCGCAGCGCGTCCGACGTTTCGATCGGCGAGATGCAGGAGGCGCCCGAGAGGATGACGATGGCGATGATGTTGTTCACTCAGCGGCTTCCTTCGCCTCGACCACCTGCGGCATCTTCGGCGGCTCGGGCTCATGGCCCAGCATGGACCCCAGCGCCATGTCGCGGGCCTGGGCCGCGTCCATGATCCACGCCTTGAGCGTCTCGAGATCGCGAATGTGGGCGTCGATGCGCGCCACCAGCTGCGCGGCCATGTCATTGCCGGCGGCTTTCTCGGCCTTCAGTTCTGCAATCATGCTGACGATGTTGGTGATCATTTCAGCGTACCTCCCAGTCGATGTGTTTGGATTGGATGCGGGTGACGGCGCGCGGGCGCTCGTCGTGGAAATAGCCCTCTTCCCATTCGTCGATTGGCGGCGGCCCGTCGCGCCACTTGTTGAAGATCGTGCCGCTGATGAAGCCGGCGAACACGCCGCACGCAAAGATGATGGACAGAAAAAGGAACTCGATCATCGTGTTTTCCCTTCCAGGCGGTCGGCCACCAGCTGGGCGTATCCCGCCACGTCGCGCCAGCTGTCGATATGATTGGGGTCGCCGTTCACGATCCTTGCGATCTTCGTGCAGATGAGGCTCAACGCCTCTTCCTGATCCGGCATCAGGTCAGGCCGCCGGTCGCGGATGATCTGCTTGAGGCCTACCGCCACCGCAGACACGTCCATGAACGTGCCATAGGTCTTGTGGCGGTCATCGAGGATGTCGTCGGTGGTCATGCCGCGTCCTGTTTTTTCAGTTTGTAACGAGATTGCTTGATGCCAATCGACGCATCACCACGCCAATGTGACTTCACAAAAATGAGCTTGCCTTCGCGGATGCGGAGGTGCGCGCGAACAAAATGCAATGCCCGCCGCCCGGTAAGGTGGGCTTCGTATTCGTGCTGTCCTTCCGCTTCCTTTGGCGGAGTTACATCAAGAACAATCTCGGTCCACGCATGCAGCGGGAATTTTCCGATCAGTTTCTGTTGCCGCAATAGATCGCGTTGCAGGCCGCGATGCGGCATGTGCTGGCGGCGACCTATGATGCGAGGCGAATTGATGAACGCCAGTGCGCCAACAATCGTGAGGCTTGTTGTTATCGCCACTCGTTGCGGGTCTATCTGTACTGTTTCTGCAAGTTTTCTGGCGTCAAAACTCCAAGAATAGCGGACAGGAATGTTTCCATCCTCAAGCTTTCCGTGCCATTTCAAGTTGACAGTAAACGGATCAGGATAAGAGCTGAATATGCCGGTATTTGTAAGAATAGCCGTCCAACAAATGATTTCACCTTTGCCTGTGTCTTCAGCCAAAAAACCAACCCTGTTTCCGTCAAACAAACGATGCTCCATCCACGTCTTTGGCGCAGGAAGAAATGTCTGTTCGTTTGCGAGTTTACCTCTGGCAAACGCTTCACGTCCAAGTTCATACGCAGCGTCTGCAATGTCGGTGATCTCAAAACAATGAACATCGTCCATTCGCTTTGACAGGCCACCATAATCAATGCGCGATCTGTCTTTCGGAGGCAGCATCAGTTGTTTTGTGATAGCCATTGCGAGCGGCGTCACCTCACCACCCTCCTTCCATACTCCGCAATCAGCGCCGCCTCGGCGCGGTTGTGATCAAGCTTCCGCTTGAAATAATGCGAGCTGTCGGGCCACTGCTCGATCGCGCGTGCGCGTGACACCTCGGCCTCGGAGTTCAGCCCCAGGGCCTTCTTCCAGGTCTGCGGCCGCACCAGTTCCGTCTTGATGCCGAGGCACTGCAGCACCGCCAGCGTTGCGCCGAAGGCCTCGCCGAAGCGGAAGGCGCTGGTGACGCCCATCTGCGGGCTCGAGGCAACGTGTTCGATGAACGCCACGCCGACACGCACGTCGCCGATCATCTCGTCCTGCAGGAGGGCTGGGGATACGCGCGAGCGCATCCCCTTGCCGTGTGCTTCCTCGACGGTCGGAATGTCGAAGACGGTCAGCAGGCTTCCATCGTGATCGAGGATCGCGACAGCACCCGAAAGGCCAGGATCGATCCCCGCCACGATCATCAGCCGAAGTCCTCGCTGTCAGCCATCGCGGCCTTCTTCTGAGGCGCACCGACAGGCTTGGAGCCGGTGGCAGGAGGAGACTTTGCCGCGACCTTCGGCGCAGGTGCCTCGTCCTCGCCGCTGTCATCCGCCGGCTTGTCTGCCCAGCCCGTCACCCCGAACAGCGGCACGCGGGTATTCCCCTTGCCGATCTTCTCAGCGCGGCTGCCGGTGTAGGTGGCGACCAGCGCCATGCCTTCGTTGGCGTCCTTGTCCTTCGACGCCGCATCGTAAAGCGCCTCAAAACCCATGCACGGCCCGGTGCCCGTCGAAGACCACTCCGCCCAGCCACGCTGCGGGCCGAGGTACATGCGGACAGAAAACCCGCGCTTGAAATCGCCCTCGGGCTTGGGCGCACGCTGGCCGAGGCTCTGGTCCCACACCCAGGTCGGTGCCTGGCCTTCCATCATCAGGCCCCAACCAGTCTTGACGCTGTCGAGGTCAAAGAGCACCTTCTTGAGGGCCAGCTCTTCCTTGTCAAAGATCCAGGCGTTGATGCTGGGCTGGAACCTGATGTAATTGCCACCGCCGCCGCTCAGTCCGAGAATTGACATTTCAATTTTGCCTTTCACATTGTGCCGCGATGAGGCCCGCGGCGTTGCCGTTTAGATGCCGAACACCTCGAATGCCTTCTGGCGGGTCGCGGCGTCGTAGTAGAAAAGATCCGTGTTCGGAATAACCATCCCGCACAACTCATCCATGTCTTCGCTGATCGACAGGAACCGCTCCACGCGCTGGGCGATCTTCACCAGGGCCTCGACGTGTTCGCGCATGTTCTCGACCTGATACGTCGCGCATTTTTTCGGCGTGGCATATGTCACGCGGCCGTCGAGGTTGTCGGAGATGGCGGCGCAGTAGAGCGACACCTGGCGCGCATGCTGAGAAGAGATTTCCGACGCCAGCCGCAGCTGCGTCTTGAGGTCCACCACAATGCCGGCTTCCTCGTAGTAGAGGTCGGCGTAGCCAACAAAGGGCAGCGCCAGGTCGGGGTGCTTCCACTCGATCTTGAGCTGGGTGTGGCTCGGGACGCCATACGGCTTCAACTCAGCCAGCGCCTGCTCAACAATGCCGGGCACGGCATCGCGCTCTTTCTCCCGGTTGGGATCACCCGACAGCGCCGTCAGCCGGTCAAATTCTTTGACGGCCGCTGCCTGACAATCGGCCAGTGTAGCAGCGGGGTCCATAAGGCCCATGACAAGGCCAAGCTCGGAGGCAGTGCCACGATGCGCGGCGGCGCCAACGCTGCCACGGAAGCCTTTCAGCTTGAGCAGGAACAGCGCCATGTCGGCCTGCGCCAGGTTGAGCGTGGAGACGCTCCAATGCTGCAGACCATGCTTCTCAGCGGCGCTCGTCATGCTCGTCCTCGATCTTGTGGTCAGGGGTGTTCAAGTAAGGCGAGCAGCCGGTGCCGCCGCAGTCAGAGCAGCTGTGCCAGCCTGGGCGCTCGCCGGGATCGTTCGACAAGTAACCATGATACTGGCCGCGGCCTTCGCAGTGGCGGCAGGGCAGCCATTTCTGGAAGCGGTAGGGGGCTGTCATGCCAGCGCCATCACGAACAGCGCGACCGTAGCGAACATCGCCAGCGCCGCAATCGTCAGCAGTGCATCGAACACACGAAGCGCCAGAGTGCCCCCTGCGCTAGGGGAACGCAGGGGGCGTGGGGCTAAGGGGTCGGCACCCAAGGGCTTGGAGTGTTCGACCCTGTCGTGGTTTAGGCAATGCCCCGGTTCCGCCGAGGCGCCGGCATCCACCTGATCGGTGGAAGAGGGTGAAATCCACTTGTCGTCTGTGAGGTCGTACCAATACCGCGCCATTTGCCGCCCCTCAGTTCAGCGGCCGAAGGGTGACGGGGCGGAGCGGCTGCAACACCTGATGCTGCAGCATCGGCACGGGGCCGGGCGCCTGATGCACATACACGTCCACGCTCTGCTGGCGAAGCGGCGTGTACGGCATCAGCATGGGCGGGTTGCCCGTCAGGCTGTCCATTGACCGCATGCCAGCCCCGTAGGTGACGGGCATCGGGGCGTAGGAGGCGGGCGTGTCAGTCGTGGCGCAGCCCGCGAGGAGCGTGGCGGTGAGGAGGAGAGCTGCGCGCTTCATGCTGCCCTCCACGCATTCGACTGGATGCGCTCAATCTCGGAGCGGAGATATACGATGACCTGGCGGCATGCCTCATATTCGGCGTCGCTCTCGGCGCGGTCGGCGCGTGCTTCCATCTTCTGAAGCTCGCGCTGGTGGTCTTGCAGTGTGCGTTGTGCGGTGTGCATTGTGTCCTCCGGTACAGGACATGCACTGTGCATCTAGTGCACACTGTCAGTCAATAGAAAAAGTGCACCCGATGCACGATTTCTGCTTAACCGTTGTTTTGCAACATGGTTTTGACCACCGCCATAATGCGCCGGCGGTCGGGTTCGCTGGCGCGGGCCAGCATGGAGCGAAGCTCTTCGATGCCGTCCTCGATGCGTGGATCTCTCTCCAGCAAATCACTCGCGGAACAATTCAAGGCGACTGCCGCCATCTCCAGAATATCCTGATTATACGGGACTTTTCCGTTCTCGATGCGGCTGTAGTTTTCGCGCGACATATCCACGCGACCCGCCATTTGTTCTTGAGACAGGTTACGATACTCACGCCAGGCCCGCATAAAATGCGCGGTGCGCTGGCGCTTGGGCTTTCTGATCGACGGCATAAGGGAGACTACTCCACTCACCGCCCCCCGACAGGACACAGTATACACAAATGTGCTTGACATGCACTGTGCATCTCATGCACACATTGACGCATGAAACTCTCCCGATACATGCGGTTGCACAATGTGACCGACAGTGAACTAGCGGTCGCGATCGGCAAGTGCCGAACTGCCGTCCTCCGTTATCGGCACGGCAGCATCACGCCGCCCGTCAACGTCATCGCCCAGATCGAGAAGGTCACTGCCGGGAAAGTGACATTCGAAGACTTCGTCCGCGAGGACGCATGAACACGCCGCGCGTCGAGTTGCCGTTACAGCTCCGCCCGGCGTCAGGGGCCGCGCCCGCCGTCCTCCCAGTGAGGCGCGGCCCCGACCAATCACAACCAAGGACGGTCATCATGTGGACAGAGCAAGCCATCGCTACGGCCCTCGACGGGTGTTTCTTCTTGACCGATGGCACCGACAGGAACGCCAAGAAGCGCGAGGAGGAAGAGCGCATCCAGCGCCAGCGCGCCGAGCTGGTGCGACAGCGCATGAAGAAGGCCGTCGAGGAGGTCGTCGTCAAGGATCCGACCGATCCCTCCGCCATCATCAAGGTCGTCGCGTACACGCACGGCGTCGGCACCGAGGACATTCTCTCCCGCACCCGCGCCTATCACATCACCCGCGCCCGCCAGCATGCCTGCGCCCTGATCCGCGAGCTATCGCGGCTCTCTTATCCGGCCATCGCCCGCATCATCGGTCTGTCAGACCACACCACAGTTTGCCACGCCTGCAAGACCTGGACCCGCCACGTCCGCAATTACACCGAGGCCGACGCGCAGGCGCGCAAGATGCTGGGGCTCGGCGAATGAGCATGGCCGAACAACCCGAGGCACTCGCCCCCAACCCCGACGACATGCGCCAGCACCTGACGCTGCTCTTCGGCAGCGCGCGGGAATATGACGACGGCCTCATCGAGATCGCCATCGCCACCAACAAGGGCTGGCAGGGCCAGCTCTTCGGCGTGGACGAGATCGACAAGGCCGTTGCCTTCGCCGCCGAGCGCAACGCCCAGGGGCACAACACCTACATCGGCGTGGCGCTCCGCGACCCCGACACGCCGCCCTTCGGCCGTGCAAGTGACCGCGACCACTACGCCACGACGGCCATCGGCGGCGACCTGGACACCGGCGAGGCGTCTGCGGCCGCACCATCCCGCACCCGCGGCCTGCCGCCGTCCTTCATTGTCTGTACCGGGCAGCACCCGCACAAGCGCCTGCAGCCGTTCTGGCTCCTCGACGAGCCCGTCACCGACCCGAAGCAGCACCGCAGCCTCTTTGGGGGCGTGGCCGACAGCCTCTCAGGCGACCGCGCCATCACCAACCCCGGCCGCGTCATGCGGCTCGCCGGGTCCATCGCCTGGCCCACGAAGCCGGGGCGGATCCCCGAGCTGACGCACCTTGTGCCCCTCAAATACGAGCCGCGCACCTACTCCGCCGAGGAGATCGCAAGAGCCTATCCGGCGAGCGACAAGGTGACGGCGATCGACACCACCACCAAGAACGACCCGATCGAGCGGGTGGCAACCGGAACCCTCGGCCTCGGCGCCGAAACCGTGACGGACGGCCGCGAGGCCTACATGCGGGACACCATCCTCGCCGTATTGATCCAGTTCATCGGCGAGAATGGTGCCAGCCCGTCCGAGCAGGAACTCTTCGACGCCGCCTGGCCCCAGTACGCCGCCCACGTTGACCTGTCCCGGCCGGGCAGGGGCAAGGCCGAGATGGCCGCCAAGATCCGCTCGACCCTCAGACGCTTCGAGCGGGGGCAGTTGCGCTCTCTCCCCGACATCGACGCCGCGGTGGAGAGGTGGAGGGCGAAGCAGGCGAAGGAGAAAGCAGCCGGCCCATCCGCCGCCGAGTGGTCGGCCGAGAAGCCTGCGCCCATTGCGCTCAAGGCTGCGCTCGAAAGCACGACCATCCTCGACCAGACCGTCCCGATCTCCAGCCCGTGGGATAGCCCGCCCGAGGGCATCCCGGCCCGCGAGTGGATCATCCGTGGCCTTATGATCCGCAAGCACATTTCCATCTTGGTGGCGCCCGGCGGGTCAGGCAAGAGCCTGCTGTCGGCCCAGTGGGCCATCGCGCTCGCCCTCGGCATGCCGTGGGGCGGCTGGACGCCGCTCAAGCCCGAAAAGGTGCTCCTCATCAACGCCGAGGACGACCACGACGAAATGATGCGGCGCATCCATGCCGCCTGCAAGGTGATGCAGGTCAACCCGCGTGACCTCATCGGGCGGCTCTTCCTGGCCGACGACCCGCGCTCGATCGTCGTCGCCAAGACCAGCAAGGAGAAGGTCGTCGTCGCGACCCCGCTGGCCGACGCCATCAAGCAGACAGTCGAGGCCAATGGCATCGGCGTCGTCATCGTGGACCCGTTCGCGGAGACGTTTGAAGGAGATGAGAACAGCAACTCCGAGGTGAAATGGGCGGCGGCCATCTGGCGGGCCGTGGCACGCGACACGCATTCCAGCGTCATGCTCGTCCACCACACGCCCAAATACGCGAAGGGCATGGCGGGTGATGCCGACGCCGCCAGAGGTGCCGGCGCGCTGGTCAACTCCGCCCGCATCGTCTCGACCCTCTTCACCATGACCGACGAGGAGGCGACCCTCTTCGACATCAAGGCCGACGAGGCGCACCGCTATGTCCGGTTCGACGACGCCAAGGCCAACCTGACCCTGATCACCGGCAAGGCGCGCTGGTTCGAGAAGGTCAGCCATGAGCTGCCCAATGGTGACAGCGTCGGCGTCCTCAAGCCCTGGAAGCCGCCCGGCGTCTTCGATGGGGTGTCGATCGAAACCATCACCAGCATCCTCCAGACGCTCGACGCGGGGCGGGACGGCGGCAAGTACCTCTACAACGTCAAGGCCGGGCCTGACGTGACGCCTGCCTGGGGCGGCAGCGTCATCATGGATGCCATCGGATGCGACCGCGCCAAGGCCACCAAGATCATGGCCGAGTGGGCCAAGAGCGGCCTCCTGGTGCAGACCGAATACACCAGCGAACACCGCAAGCCCAAGACGGGTCTGCGGGTCGATTTCACCAAACGACCAGGAGTTGAGTAATATGCCTGTGACCATTTTGAAATGGGCGCACCAAATGGGCGCACCGATTGGCGCAGAAAGTGCGCCTATCATTCGAAACCCTACTAGTGATGGTCATTGGCGCAAAAGCGCGCCAATCCCATCTTCGCTTGGCGCTACGATGGGAGCACTGACCATCACAATTCGGGTGTCGGGTGTTTCGCGGCGGGGATGGGTGGCAGCATGAGCGGGGTGTCAAAAGTCGGCCTCGGGGAGGGCGAGAGCTGCGATGATTGCCTCTGGTTCCAGGCGGATTATCCCCTAAGCAACAAGCAAAACGCGAGGACCGGCAAGTGCAGGCGTCACGCGCCAGCGGTGTCATTTGGCGGCGATGAGTTCAACGCCGTCTGGCCGAAGGTGCGGCGGTGGAGCGACTGGTGCGGCGAGGGTGAGAAGCTTGCCGACGAGGAAGAGGAAGGCGACGACGCATGACCAAGTCCCGATCCCAAATCGCCCTCGAGGCGCTCGACGAGGTGGCGCACCGCCTCGAGCGGAAGTGGGGCGTCGATCGCCTGCCGCGGCTGGTGCCCAATGACCTGGCCGAACGGTTCTGGCGCCAGAAGGAGAAGCTCGACGCCGAGATCCTCGAGGAGGCGACCGCGGGCTTCGCCAACGTCGAGCGGGAGGCGGAACGCATGGTCAATGCCTGGAGGGCGCTGGACAGGGCTGCGGAGGCTGCTGGCGCCGATCAGGCGTCGGGGCAGTGGATGGCGGCTCGAATGAGCGATGGCCGCTCACTGGTCATTTGTGGGGATATGGAGGGGTGTCAGGTTTGGCGCGACCAGAACAAGGGGAGTGCGGCGGCGGTGTGGAGCATGGAGGAGGTGGTCAGGGTGCTGGAGGGGTTTGATCTGGTCAACAGGACGAAGCACCTGTTTGACGGGGCGGTTGTGGACGAGGCGCGGGTGAATCCTGAGAGGGTGAAGCCGAAGGTTGATTGGCAGAAGGGCGACAACTTGCCCGATTATATGATGGCGGGGTGATGACTTTGCGTAAGAGGAAAATGATGGGATCACATCAAGCAAATGATGGATCACCTCAGAACACGCAACAGAAGACGCTGCCCGAGCCGATGGCCGTCAAGATGTGGCAGAAGGGCCAAAGCGGCAATCCCGGCGGCCGGCCCAAGATGCCTGACGACGTCAAGGAGGCGCTCGAGGGCGGCAGCCTGCGCGCCGCGCAGCGGCTGGTGCAGCTGGTGGACAGCCCCGACGAGCGCATCGCCTTGATGGCGTCGGAGACGGTGCTGTCGCGCCTCTACGGCAAGCCGACGCAGCAGGTGGACAGCAACATCACGACGACCTCCGTGCAGCAGGCGCACCTCCAGGTTCTCGTCGAGCTGCAGCAGAAGCGCGAGGCGGCTATGAAGACGATCGAGGCGAGGGTGGAAGAGGGGCATACTGATAAGGTCACGGAGTATGACCCCTCGAAACCCAATGATTGATGCATACTGAAAGATATCTCTTGACGATACTGTAGAGAGTAGCTACAGTATGAGCATCAAGAGGAGGACGACATGACACGCAGCGAGGCAACCAAGATGGTGGACTACAAGAAGGGGCCGATCGGAGCGACCGCGATCTGCCCAGTCTGCCGCAAGTTCCATGTCGCTCTCCGCCGCGGCTACACTTGGGGTGACGTGGCGAAGGCGAAGGCCGAGGTCGCCTCGCACATCCTGGCCGCCCATGAGGTGCGCCAGTGAGCGCGCCTCAGACCCCCCCAGGGGTGGGTGGATCCCCCGCCCCCGCCGCCGGTGACGACCACCCTCCCGCGTCACCCGTCAAAAAATCCACGCGCCGCGCCGCCACTGCCTACAGACGTGCCGACGCCGCGGTTGCCGCCGCCCTCGACGCAATGGCCGCCACTGTTCCCGGCACTCCCGCCCGCGATGAGGCGCGCCGTGCCCACGATGCCGCGCTGGCCCGGCGTGAGGCGGCCCGGCGTGATTGGCTTGTGGCCTACGATGTATTGCGTGCGGAGGCTCCCCAATGACCCCCACCCCCCGCCGCGCCGCCCTTTACCTGCGCGTTTCGACCGACGATCAGACGGTCGCCAACCAAGAGCGCGAGCTCCGCGCCGTTGCCGACCGCGCCGGGTGGCAGGTGACGGCGGTCTACAAGGACGAGGGCATTTCGGGTAGCAAGGGCCGCGACAAGCGCCCCGGCCTTGATGCGATGCTGAAGGCCGCCACCCGCCGGGAGCATGACGTGGTGATGGCGTGGTCGGTGGACCGTCTCGGCCGCAGCCTGCAGGATCTGGTGGCGATGCTGTCGGATTTGCATGCCTCGGGGATTGACCTGTACCTACACCAGCAGGCGATCGACACGACGACCCCCGCGGGGAAGGCGTTGTTCCAGATGATGGGCGTGTTCGCGGAATTCGAGCGGTCGATGATCCGCGAGCGGGTGAAGAGCGGCATGGCGCGCGCGAAGGCGCAGGGCAAGCGCCTGGGCAAGCCGGCGGTGCCCGGGGCAAAGGTCGAGGCGGTGCGTGCGGAGCTTGCCCGCGGCACTGGCCTGGTGAAGGCTGCGCGGTTGCATGGCGTCGGCACCTACACGGCGCAGCGGATCAAAAAGGAGATGTCTGCATGATCAACGCCCAGCAACCCGACCTCGGCCAGGACATCGCGGCGGCGCTTGCGGCGGTCGTGACGGCGTATCGGGATGATCCTGTCGGGTTCGTGCGGATCGTGCTGGGTGTTGAGCCTGACCCGTGGCAGGCGGACTTGCTGGCGGCGGTGGCGATCGGCGAGCGGCGCATCAGCGTGAGAGCGGGGCATGGTGTTGGCAAATCGACGGCCTGCGCGTGGCTGCTGATCTGGCACATGGTGACGAGGTATCCGCAGAAATCGGTCGTGACGGCGCCGACCGCGGGCCAGCTTTTTGATGCTCTTTTCGCGGAGGTGAAGTTCTGGATCAACCGGCTTCCTGCCCCGATTCGCGACCTGTTCGACATGACCTCGGAGAAGATCGTGCTGAAGGCGGCGCCCGAGGCGTCGTTCATTTCGGCCAGAACCTCGAGCGCCGACCGCCCCGAGGCGCTGGCGGGTGTTCACTCGGAGCATGTGCTGCTGATCTGCGACGAGGCGTCGGCCATTCCCGAGGCGGTGTTCGAGAGTGCGGCGGGCTCGATGTCTGGCGAGCACGCGGCCACGGTGCTCATCGGCAATCCTACAAGGAACAGCGGTCTGTTTTTCAAAACGCATCATCAGCTGGCGAGCGAGTGGAAGACGATGCATGTGTCGTGTCTTCAGTCGAAGCGCGTGTCGGCTGACTTCGTGAAGCAGATCGCCGACACCTATGGCATCGAAAGCAACGCCTACCGCGTGCGCGTCCTCGGCGAGTTCGCGCTGCGTGACGATGACACGCTGATCCCGGCGGAGCTGGTGGATGCGGCGATGTCGCGGGATGTTGTGCTGGATACGAAGGAGCCGATCGTCTACGGGTTGGACGTGGCGCGGTTCGGTGATGACCGAAGCGTCCTCTGCAAACGCCAGGGCAATGTGGTGCTGGAGTTCAAGGTGTGGCAGGGGCTGGACCTGATGCAGCTGACGGGTGCGATCGTGAACGAGGCGAAGCTCGACAAGCCGGCGGAGATTTGTGTTGACTCGATCGGGCTCGGTTCGGGCGTCGCCGATCGCCTGCGGGAGCTGGGCCACACGGTGCGGGACGTGAACGTGGCGGAGAGTTCGGCGATGAACCAGCAGGCGGCGAAACTGCGCGACGAGTTGTGGCTGTCGGTGAAGGAGTGGCTGAATGCCAGGGCCTGCCGCCTGCCGAAGATGGACGAGTTGCGCCAGGAGCTGGTGGCGCCGACGTACACGTTCACGAGCAACGGCAAGATCAAGGTGGAGGGGAAGGCCGACATGAAACGGCGCGGCATGAGATCTCCAGACCTCGCAGATAGCATCTGTTTGACCTTCGCCTCGGTTGCCTCTCGGGTCGGCGGCCGCTCGCCCCGCTGGGTGCCGGGGAAACCCTTGAAGAGGTCGATCCGCGGCGTCGTGTGACGGTCTTTTCGCGCTGTGCAAACGTAATGTTATAACATTGCATTTTCGGCTGATTTGTGCTAGCGCGGGGTAGCGTCACAAATCCAATCCGCGAGGAGGGCCTGATGCCCGCAGGCAGTGATTTCAATTCCAGCATGAAGGCCCCCGGCATGTCGATGAGCCAAAGCAGCACGGCGAGTGCGGGCGGCATGGGTGGTGGCGGCGGCAACTTCGGTGGCGGCACGACCATCGGCCGGGGCAATCTCGGGATCACCACCGGCAGCACGATCCACGGCAACACGGCCTTCGGCCCGGCGGGTGGCAATGCGATAGGGCATGCGACCCGCGACGCGCGCAGCCTGGCGGGTGCCGGGATAGGGCCTTCGACGGGCACCTACAGCAATTTCCGCACCCCCTCGGGTGCGCCGATGTTCGGGGCCGGCCCTGGTGCGCCAGGAGGCTTGGGCGTGAATGCGGGCAGCGGCATGCGGGCCTTCCAGATCGCCCGCCTCCTGGCGGAGCGTGCGCGGCCGCGGCCGGCGGCGGGACCGGGTGGTCTTCTGGATCAGGATGTGCCGGTGAATGCGGTGCCGGAAATTCCCGGCATTCCGCCGAACTTGTCGTTTGACTACAACTATGTGTATCCGAAGGGGTGGTCATACGGAAATTATATGTACAACCCAACGGCGCGGGCCTCGCACGGTGTTGGTGGTCGGTTTTATCAACAGCCGGGGATTGACGGGACAGTCCTGGGGGGGCGAGGCGTTACCGCCTTGAATAGTATTTCGACGCGCCCGAGCGGTGACTACCGCGGCGGCACCGGGAGATCTGGCGGCGGCTTCGGTGGCGGCGCTGGTGGCGGCTGGTGAGGCGCTGACCGATGGCATTCTTCCCTGAAGCCCTTTCAGCATTCGACGGCCCGGCGGGCATCTTCTACGCCCTTGGCGGCCCGGTCCAGACCCCGAACGGCACGCGCTCGATCTACGAGGACATCTTCATGCGGAACCTCCGCGCGGGCCGTAACCCGTTCACGGGCCTGCCGGATAGCATGAGCGGCGGCTCGGGTCGTTCGGGCGGCGGATCTGGTGGTGGTTCGGGCGGCGGCTCTGGCACGCCCAATTTCGGCAATCTGCCCGCCTGGTGGGTCGATTGGTACAACGCGCAGGGAAAGCATGGCGGCGTGCCGCCCGTGCAGGGGCTTCTTTGATGGACGACGGCCTGGATGAAACGCTCGAGGCTATGGGTCTTGAAGAGAGCCCCGAGGCGCCCGAGGCCATGTCGGAGGAAGAGTTCCAGGGCGCGGTGAAGGCGGCGATCAAGGACGCGGCCGACTACATCGACGACGAGGTGGCGCCTGACCGCGAGAAGGCGATCAAGTATTATCGCGCCGACCCGTTCGGCAATGAGGAGGAGGGCCGCTCTCAGGTCGTTATGACCGAGGTGCGGGACACCATCCTTGCCATGATGCCGAGCCTGCTCCGCGTGTTTACGGCGTCCGAGAAGCCGGTCGAGTTCGCGCCGCGTCGCGCGGAGGACGTGGCGATGGCCGAGCAGGCCACCGACTATGTGAGCTACGTTTTCAACGTGGACAATCCCGGCTTCACGATCCTGCATTCGGCGTTCAAGAATGCGCTCCTGACGAAGATCGGCGTCTTCAAGTGGTACACCGAGACGAAGGTCAGTGTTCGCGAGGAAAAATATTCCGGCATCGACCAGTCGCAGCTGCAGCTGCTGCAGGAAGATGGTTCGATCGAGTTGCTGGTGGTGCAGCAAACTGGCGAGGGTGAGCCCGACCCCATGACGGGGCTCCCCTCGCCTCTTTTCGACGTGCAGATCCGCCGCCGCACCGAGGACCGCCGCCAGGTGGTGCAGTGCGTGCCGCCGGAAGAGTTCCTGATCGCGCGCAACGCGCGTGACCTCGACAATGCCGACTATGTCGGCCATCGCAGCCTCAAGACCCTCTCCGAACTGGTCGAGATGGGCTACTCGCGCGAGGAAATCGAGGAGCATGGCAATTCGTCGTCGTCTTTTGAGTTGAACCTCGAGGCGCAGACCCGCAACCCCGCACTCCGCGACTGGATGGGCGGCGCCAGTGACACGTCTGCCGACCCCTCCATGCGGCGTTACGAATACGTCGAGAGCTACATCCGCATCGACCGCGACGGCGATGGTGTCGCCGAACTGCGCCGCGTCTGCACGATCGGCGAGGGCTCCTACATTCTCCATGACGAGGTCGTGGACGAGGTGCAGATGGCGGTGATCTGCCCTGACCCCGAGCCTCACATGGTGATCGGTTCGAGCATCGCCGACCAGGTCATGGATCTGCAGCTGATCAAGTCCAACGTCGTCCGCAACACGCTCGACAGCCTAGCCCAGGTGATCCACCCCCGCACGGTGGTGGTCGAGGGCGCCGTCAACATGGATGACGTGCTGAACGTCGAGACGGGCGGCATCATCCGCGCCACGCAGCCGGGCATGATCCAGGAACTCGGCAACACCTTCGTCGGCCAGCAGGCGATGCCGATCATCGCCTACCTTGACGATGTCAGGGCCTCGCGCACGGGCATGTCGAAGGCTTCGCAGGGCCTCGACGCCGACGTGCTGCAATCGACCACCAAGGCGGCAGTGACGGCGACAATGTCGGCCGCGCAGGAGCGCCTCGAGATGGTGGCGCGCATCTTCGCCGAGACGGGCATCCGCCGGCTGTTCCGTGGTTTGCTGAAAGAGGTCATCAAGCACCAGGACCGCCCCCGCATGGTGCGGTTGCGGAATGAGTGGGTGCCGGTAGACCCGCGGTCGTGGGATGCCGACATGGATGTCGTCGTCAACGTCGGCCTTGGCACCGGCTCGATCGAGCAGCGCGTGGGCCTCCTGACGACGGTCGTCGGCCAGCAGAAGGAAATCCTGCAGACGCTGGGGCCGTCCAATCCCATCGTGTCGATCAAGCAGCTGCGAAACACGATGGCGCAAATCCTCGAGCTGTCGGGTCTGAAGGATGCCTCGCGGTATTTCTCTGAGATCACGCCCGAGGCCGAGCAGCAGCTGGCGCAGCCGCAGCAGCAGGCGCAGGATCCGGCGCAGATCCTCGCCCAGGTCGAGGCTGACAAGATCAAGAAGGACACGGAGATCGCGGTCCTCAAGGCGCAGCTCGAAATCAAGAAGCACGACGACGAGATGGATTTGAAGCGCGATCAGCTTGACGCCGACATCTGGCTGAAGGCAACCGAAATCAACGCCAAGTACGGCACGCAGATGCAAGTCGAGCAACTCTACGCGATGATCCAGCGCGAGCGTGACGCGGCCAAGATCATGGCCCAGCAGCAGCAGGCGGCCATGCGGGCGCAGCAGCAGCCGATGGGGGTGCAGTGATGGCGGGCTTGCTGGATCCGCATTATGGCGATGGTGCGGTTTTGAAGTCCTACACGCCCACAATGCGCGAGCGCGCAACTGATTGGGTGCGCGGCCTTCTGTATTCTGACGATCGCGAGGGCCAGCAGCAGGCTGAAAAGTTGATGGACGTTGCCACCTTCACGCCCTTCGGCTTCGGCGCTGATATGTATGATGCAGGCCGCGAGGCAGGCCTAGGTAATTTCGGCGCTGCTGCTGGCACGCTGGCGATGGCAGGCATGCCGGGGCCGTCTCCGAAGCGCATTCGCGCCTATCACGGCTCCCCGTATGACTTTGACCGCTTCAGCATGGACAAGATCGGCACGGGCGAGGGCGCGCAGGCTTATGGTCATGGGCTGTATTTTGCTGAAGCCGAAGATGTGGCGAAGGGGTATCGCGACGCACTTTCTATGAAATCTCCGAACATTGAGTTTGTTGGCGTCCCTGACGGAACGTCGGAGGCCGCCCGCGCGCTATTAACAAACGTATCCCGTCGCCCCCTGATGATTGGCGGGTTAGACAAGCCGACAATCGCAAAACTTATGCGCGAAGACATCAGTAAGCTGACCAATGGGTTCCCGATACCGCAGGAAACCGTTGATGAAGTGCTGTCAATTATTGATGCGGGGGCGATACCAACGCAGCGTGGCCGCATGTACGAAGTCGAGATCAACGCCGACCCCGACAGCTTCCTCGACTGGGACAAGCCGCTGAGTGAGCAGCCGGAAGCGGTGCGGAAAATGTTTCCTAAAGACGTTTACGGCCACAAATACGACACTTTGAACGGGTCAGATGTTTACGAACATTTGATTGATGATGTTGCCCGCGCCCGGACAGGGAAAACCTCTGTTTCTAGTCTAGCCCCCAGTGATAGGACAGGCGCGGTTGAGATGCTCCGGCAAGCTGGGGTGCCGGGCATCCGCTACCTAGACGCCGGATCGCGCGGCGCTGGTGACGGCACCCGCAACTACGTCGTCTTCGATGACAGCCTGATCGACATCATTCGCAAGTACGGCCTTGTCGGGCTGCTCGGCGGCGGCACCGCCGCGATGCAGGCCATGCAGGACCAGCCGATGGGGGTGCAGTGATGGCAATGTCATTCAATGGTTTTGGCGGCCTACTCGACGATCCTTATTACAGGGTTCCTGGGCACGAAGGATTAAGGAAGCCGAAGGCTATTCCGCAGGACGATCGCATCTGGCAGGAGAAGGTGCGTGATTTCGGAAACGAGTGGTCGAACTATCTTTTCGGCCCTCATCTTCCGTTTGTTGGCGGCCTTCTTGAGTTCAGTGATGCTGCCGACGTGGCTGATGCTGCCGCGAACAACCAAGAATTTTCCAAGGCGATGGCCGAAGGCCGTTATGGTGACGCCGCTCGCTGGGCGCCGTTTGCGGGCCTGTCGAGTATGGCGGCAGTTGTGCCGGCGCTTTCACTGGGGCCGTGGGACAATGTGGCGCGTGCGCCTGAGACGGGTGCCGGGTCTGGTCGATCTGCTCAGAGAGGTATTCTCGCCACGCCTGACCTCCGCACCATGAGCCGTGATGATGCAATCGCAACGGCTCGACCTGAGCCGCATTTGATGCAGTCACAGGACGGGTCTTATGTAGGTGGTCCCGCCAATGTCAGGACGCCCGAAGACATTCAGGCTATGCGTGCCGCCTTTGATGCAGACGTGGCAGGCGGCCAGGTCGGCGGGAATTGGTATGAGCGCGCCCGAGGTGACATTGTCGATACGGAGGGCGCTGATACTTATTATCAGCAGCTTTCGGCTGGCGAGAAAGCTTTGTGGAGCGCGCAGGCCAACCCTGACACGAATATGGGTTTTGCGCTCAATGCGCGCACTGATTACGAGGCGGGGCGTCCCAAGGATAAGTATCGCACAGGAGCTCAAGCGCAGAATTATGTCAACGCACGCAACGCGCGCCGCGATGCTCAGACGACTGCTGCCACGCAAGGCATGATGGGCCATAATGGCGGGCCGCTTCTTGATGACATCCCTGTTGATACGAGAGGCACTCCTTCATTAGGAAAGAAGACTGGCGTCTATGGGCAGCATCTGGACCCGACCGTGCCTTACGCCACCACTGGCACGAATGACATCTGGCACGCTAGAGGATTCGGTTATACTAACACGGATGGATCAACATTCTCTCGCGCGCTGACGCCACAAGAGCATCGTTTCCTCGACTACGAGACGATGTTGGCTGTTGATCGTGCCAATAGGAGCAATCTTGGTGGCCGGAATAACTGGACGGCAGCCGAGGTGCAGGCGGCCCCTTGGGTGTTTGGTAAGGGGCGCGCAATCGCAAATGCAAAAGGCATCCCGCTTGAGCAGGGAGTGGCGGAAGCGGCTAAAACGTACCCGGATTATAATCCGAAATACACGGTGAGCATTACCGGCGAGCAGGTGCCTGGCAAAAGCACTGGCTTGATGCCCGATCTTATCAACGCTCCAAAGCACGTTCGCGACGCCTTTTCGGCGGAGGCGCAGTGGGCAGACCCGCAAACTGGCCGACACCGCATGTATGCTGATGCTCGGTTGCCGGTACGACCCACACAGCACGCCACAGGCTTCTATCGTAACTCGGCAGGCGGCGTTGAAAACAACGCTGTTGAGATTGGCCGACCGATGACAGGGTTTGCGCTTAACGCAGAAGGCAACCCAATCGTCAATCCGCATGCTGAAAATCTTTTCACTACTGGGCAAGCGGTAGCAGGCTTGCTTGACATGCAGGAAGGCTCGCCTTGGAACAAAATTGTCACACATGGCGGCGGCGCTGACCGCACGTCTCTTCAGATTTCTTTGCGCGACGTTCCTGACGAGGCTCAAATGTCTCGCCTGCACGATGTCGCTCAAAAGCATGGATACATGCTTGCGAACACTGACGGTGGCGTGGCGTTCCTTAACTTCGACGACAAGGCGAACTACGGCAGCGTAGGCAAAGCCTTGCGTGGAGAGCTTGGGCAGGACATCCAGAAAGCCGCGCCCGGCGCCACAGTGACCCGCGGCCGCCGGCAAGGTGATTATGTCGATCTTTCAAGCGAACTCGCCAAGGAAAACGCTGGGCAGGGCAAGGCGACTGAGGAGGTCGTTAAGAGGCTTAAGGGCCTCCACAACCGCCAGCCTGAGTTCTACAACAAGCTCCTCGACAGTGCCGGTATTTCTGCAAAGGCGCGAGAAAACCTTACCCGCCTCATTAAGTGGGGCGGCAAGGGTCAGCGTCCTGATTACGAGCGCCTCTTGAAAATCGTCGGAGAAGATGGGCTGCGCGGCCTTATTTCTCGAGTTGAGAAGATTGGCTATCAGGGTCTACCGGCCATTGGTGGCGCGGCAGTCGCTTCCGATCTTCTGGAAGGAGACGATCCCAATGAGCAATAGGGAATTTCTCGTCATGCCGCAGCCAGATCGCGCGCCCTATGCGGCAGCCTTTCGGAAGCCAGTCAAAAGTGGCGCCGATCTTTGCCTTCGCGATGGCATCCGGGATACCGCGTCGGCGCATCTCCTCGCACAGCATGCGCGGGCTGACGGCAAAACGTTCGGTCATGGTCTGAACTCCCTCTTTAGCATGTTCGGGCACGTCGCCCAGGCCTGCAAGTTGGTGAAATCGCCAGTTGGACAGATTGACAGAAAAATGGTGACAGGTCAATGACCCCAACCCCCGACGAGATGGCCCGCAAGGCCGCGCAGCTGCTGGCCGACGATTTCGTGCAGGTGGTGCTGACGAGCATCGAAAGCCGCTACATTCACGAATGGCGGAACACCTCGCCGCAGGACGTGCAGAAGCGCGAAGCGGCACACGCCGCCATCCGCGCCATTGATGATTTTCGGGCCAAGCTGAAAGCGCTCGCAAGCGCGCCGAAGGTGGACGCTCACAACGGCCGAAGCGCCAACAAGCGTTAGGCCACAACCCGCGCCGTGAGGCGCTACGGCTCAACCCTCAAACGTCGTGAGACGTTGGAAAGGTAGATAGATGACCACCACCGACACGCCCTCCCAGGGCATCGGTCTTACCGAGGCGGCCAGCCAGTTCGAGGCCCTTCTGTCCGGTTCACCGGAGAAACAGACGCGCGAACAGGACGCCGCCGAAGACAGCCCGGCCGACGATCAGGCCGAGGCGCTTGAGGCTTCCGCATCCGAGGATGAGACGCCCGCAGCCGACGAGGCTGCCGGTGCCGAGGATGAAGAAGCCGCCGCCAATGACGAGGATGCCGATGAGGCTTCCGATCCGATGGAACAGCTCGTCACCGTCAAGATTGACGGCAAGGAGGAGCAGATCCCTCTGAAGGAGGCAGTCGCCGGCTATCAGCGGCAAGCGGATTACAGCCGCAAGACGATGGCCCTGCAGGAGGAGCGCAAGCAAGTCCATGCGGAGGCCCAGCAAGTCCAGATGGAGCGCGCGCAGTACGCCCAGCTTCTCAATGCTCTCCAGCAGCAGCTGGCGGAGACGGTTCAGCAGGAGCCGAATTGGGAGCAGCTCTTCGCCGAAGACCCTCTGGAATACGTTCGGCAAAAAGACCTCTACCGCGAGAAGCAGGAGCGGCTCCAGGCCGCCACCGTCGAGCAGCAGAGGGTGATGGCCCTGATGCAGGAGCAGCAAGTGCAGCAGCTGCGTCAGGTCGTCCAGGAAGGGCGGGAGAAACTCGCGCAGGCGGTTCCGGCGTGGAAGGATCCGCAGCGTTTCGAGGCCGACCGGGTGAAGCTGCGCCAGTACGCGCAGAAACTTGGTTATGCCGAGAACGAGATTTCCCAGGTCTATGATCCGCGTGCCGTCGTCG